CGTTGCAGAGCTGCAAGCTGACAGCGTCCAGCTCACGCTTGCTAACATCTCTCTGGCACGGCAAACCGCCGCATGGGCGAGAATGCGCACAGAATTCCAAGGCCTCGATGAGGATTGGATGATGGACCAGCTTCTGTCTGGTATCCGCATTTCCTATGAGGGTTTAAAACATCCAATCCTCTTGGATCATAAAGACACTGTCTTTGGCATGTCTCAGCGGTACGCAACTGACAGCGCGAACTTGGATAAATCCGCAACAAACGGTCAGACATCTGTCACGTTTGAAATCAACGTGCTTCAGCTGACAACCGGCGGAACAATCGTCGTCTGCGCTCAGTGTCTGCCGGAGCAAATCTTCGAACGTCAGCGGGATTACTATTTCCAAGCTGACTCGGTAGTTGACCTACCTTCGAGAACTTCGGACGAACTCGACCCTCAGCCAGTCGCGCTCGTCAAGAATGACGAAGTCGACTGCTTACATACCCTCTCCAATGATTTATTTGGGTATGCCCCATTGAATCACGAATGGCAGAGAAACGCTCCAAGACTCGGCGGACGTTATTACAGATCGGATCCGCTGGCCCCTTGGACAGAGGAACGCAACAGAATCTGGGACACTTCGGTTGTAGATCCGCAGCTCGGAACAGATTTCTATGTGGCCTCCACCATCGATCAAAACGTGTTTATCGATATTGTATCGGACACGTTTGAATATTGGATCGGTGGGCGGGTTAACATATCCGGCCTTATTTACTTCGGTCCAATGCTCAGAGAGGCAACAGACGATTATGACAAAGTACTCGCTCAGGTTGATACTTCGCGCGTTTCGGGCGATGGAACGGACGTACCAGCGGCTGCAGCTGCTGACGCAGGTACTAAATCGTGACCGATAGAATGGTAACAACAGAGGGCTGGTCCATCCTGCCCTCTGAGGAGTACATCATGATGGGTGGGGTCTACGGCTCCACCCTCTTTTTCCGAGCCGAAGTATCGGCCACTGCGTTCTTCACAGAAGACGAATGGAAAACAGAAGTTTTGTGTGGCCACGGCGTCGGGGAATCGGAGATTACGATTCGCGGTAAAGCCCGGCCACTACGCATAGTGTCAAACGGTCGAGTGTGGATTAAAGACACCAAACGAGATCAGACTAAGGTCATAATTGATCCAGATGTCTTTACGACACTTGACAGGCCACCGCTTCTCAGTCCAGAGATGCTTGCGGTTCAACAGATGTTGAAACGGAACGAAATAGAGCGAGAACGAGAACGCTCTGCAATGATGGAGCTAATTCATGCAAACGAACGCAAATCTAATCCAGTGCTACAAGTGGATACTTCCAAAAAAGCAAAACCGGCTGATGCCAAAGACGGCGGCGCAAGCGGCGCTGAGTCTGGCAAACCTAAAGGTGACAAAGACAAAGGCATATTGGAACCAGACGGCGAAAAACTCGGTACCAAGACGGATTCAAAAGCTAGCAAAGCAGATTGATATCCCATTGCTGGCCGAACAGTGGGGAACGTCCATCATCGTTACCCATTATGATTTCATCGATGAACTCGCACAGGCCGAGTTTAAATTAATCGATGAAATCGTTCGCCTAGCAGGCGGAGGGGCTCGTTCCCCCTCCGCCGATTACAAACTATCGTACTTCCTTTTGGACGACGATAAGCCCGAATCCGAATGCAATGAGGATTCGGGCGACCCACACCCCCTTGTCCTCTATAGCGGCACTGACACCACCACACCCGAACGACAGCAAATTGCGGTGATTTCAACACTTTCGCGCCTTGCGTGGGTAAATCCCAAATCGTGGCGGACACGCCGAGAATTCATGGAAAACAGGTTAACGGTTCTCCGTTACCTAGAGCGAACGGAAGTAGGCCGAAAACAATACGGCAAAAGCTTCCTTGAGCAACAAATCAGAGAGGCTGTGCTGGAATTGTCTCGCAATGTGTGATTCACCAAAGCCAGTACAGCTAAAAGAGGGTGTAGTCGTGGTGTCATGCCGCAAGTGTGAAAAGTGCCAGCAAAATCGCTATCGTCACTGGGTCGGGCGAGCGTTAGCGGAGGCTGAAACGTCTAAAGCAGTATGGTTTATGACGTTTACCTATGCCGGAGGCTATGACAACCAAGCAGCTTACGTGCTGCAATACAGCGATTTGCAAAAAACCTTCAAACGAATGAGGAAAGCGGGGCATGTCTTCCGCTACATCGCCATTGGCGAGTACGGAGACGAAAAAAAGCGTGCTCATTGGCATGCTTTGATCTATTGGATCACACCGCCACCGCCAAACATCGTTATGGATGAAAGAATTCAATTTGAATTCTGGAATCACGGGTTCACGCAATGCGAGCTGCCAAGATCGCAGCAAGCGTCCGTTTCTTACATCGTCAAGTACATCAACAAAAACGAAAAGAGTTTGAATAACCTCAAGTTCTCGAAAAACCCAGCAATGGGCCAAGAATATCTTCTTTCGTATGCTCGCAAGCATGCGGAGGAAGGGTTGGCCCTATTCCGCGATGGTCCCAGATACACGATTCCCGGCAATGCAGGCAGAAACGGTCTGTTCTGGTATACGGTGAAACCAACCTCGCCGGTTTACGATAAGATGCTCCGTGAGTACGTGCGAACGTGGGCAAGACTGAGGTTTAAACAAAAAATCCCGCACTCTGACATTGTTTTTGAGTACATCGAAAACATTGCAGAGAACAAAAGCACTCATGATTTTGTGCTCGATAGCTACATCGACAGACACTACGGAATGCACCATGTGCTTCCTGAGGATATCAAGCTCGAAGCTGTATCCGACTTAATCGATGGCGTCCCTTGGACGATAACTCGACACAACAATCATGGTCTGGCAGAATATCAATGTGAAACATTGTGGCCAGATGGCCAGATCAGAGGAAAAATCCAGATATGGCCAGAAGGAAAACACGACGCTCGAAGTCTGGTGCAAAAGCACCCTCTACATCGAAGACTCGTCGCACTCAACAAACCAAAAGAGAAGACGCGGCCACCAATCGTCGGCGTCAACTGCTACTCGCATCGCTCTCGCTCCAAAGAGCAGAGCAAGCAAGAAAATCCAAGCCTCATCCGTCCAGAACAAAAACAACACGGTCCTCCGTAATAAAAACGCGGGCGTTGCCTCTGGCAACAGCGACCTATGCAAAAACAAACAAACCAACTGACCCAGCACGTCCTAGACGTTCGACCACCAACCAAAACAGTTCTACTGTTCGTCGCGCGGTCAATAAAACCTGCAAGGATCGCCCTGCGTCCACAACACGTTCTGGCTCATCACCTCGACGTTTCGTCCCTTGGTGTTCATAAGTTATTGAACAGGGTGATTACTGGCTTGAAATCCTATCGAGCAGACGCGCAGGCCAAAAGGCCGAGCAAAAGGTCATGTCTATGACCGCATAATCCAATCTAGGACCAGCTCAGCTGGCCGTTAAAGATTGGGGCAAGCCGAAGGCGCGCAGAGGCGGACTCACAGAGCCGCCCATTTTTCTGCCGGTCGTAGACCGAAATAGCAGGGTCCGGCTTCGGAGAAGACGGAAAAATGGAATATCTTAAAGTTACCAGGGCGAGCCGAAGGCGGAGCGAAGCGAACAAGCCCTAGTAAGCTTTTCGTAAATAGCACCCCTGAAAAGAGTTGCGAGACGAAAGAGTATCGCGCTAGGGTGCCGAAATGGAAAACCTACCTAACATCATTACCTTTGTCGCTGCCTTCCTGCTCTTTTGTGCAGTGACGGGCTGCGACATGCTTAATAATCCGCAATGCAACAGCCATTGCTACAATGACAAAGGAACCAATAGTGGGTATTTTTAGCAGCATCACAGACACCTTGAAAAAAGTTGTCCCGGTCGTCGGACCAGCCGTCGCAACAGCGGTCGGCGGACCAGTAGCAGGCGCCGGAGTATCCGCGCTCACCGGAATGATTGGCGCAAGCCAAGAAAACAAATATGCGCAATAGCAAGCAGCTGCGCAAAACGATGCTGCATTTGAAAACGCAAAGATTCAGGACAAACGAAGTTTCAGGTTGTCCAAGCGTCTTTCTAAATTTAATGCCAAGCTGAACAGAAAATATCAGCGTAAAAACACGGAAAGCCAATTCGAGTGGCTCCGTAAAGGGGCGAACGAAGGCGGGTTTAATCCGGCTTCCGCCCTCGGCGTGGGCCTTGCAGGTGCTCCGGCAGGCTCCACGATAACCGCTGCTCCGGTTAGCACTTTCACACCAAATCAAACCTCTCCTATAGCAGAGGGGCTGCGCAATTTCGGAGACGTAATTGCAAACTATGACCCGATTGCGGCTGAAACAGGAAGGTTACAAAATGAGCTTGCGTCGTTATAAATCGAAAACGCGAAAAACAAGCAATCGAGGCTCGGCGTGTCGCCTGTGCAGTACACTCAAAGCCCAGTTGAAACGATGGCGGGGGTTATCTCAGCGCAAGGCGGTGACGCGGCGGAAGCCGCACGACGCCAATCGGTTCTAACCAGTGGCGACAGTTATATCGGCGACCCTCGACTCCTGAGGGATGGCGAACCAGCTGAATTGGAAACAGATGCCTATGGCGCTGCGGTACGCAACCAATTCTGGCCCTATGTGAGTGCACTTGTTGAGGGCAACAATCCGCACTTTTCCCAGTTTCTGAAAGAATCGACCCGTAACGTTCCCAACGTCTGGAAAACTATGACCGATTCACTAAACAAAGTGAGAGATACAGCGGACATCGGAGACGCAGGACGCGAAGCAATGCGGATTCGGTCAGCTGAACGTGTATTCGTTCCAGCTCCCAACGATTACCTCGATGCCAAGCGCCAACGCTCTGTCGTTGGTGGTTGGTAAAACCCAAAACAGAAAGGCACCAAAATGAAAGCAACGTCTTATGCCTCACCGGCTAAAAGCACGAGGGTAAAACCTTCGCAACCGTACGCGGAAAACGTCCGCCGTACGCCAATCGAGCATGCGAGAACAGTACGAGCTGACGATGTCTCGGCAGTTACTTCCAGCACTGCTGGCAAGTTCTGCCCTATTGCTATGATCCCGCTTCTTAGAGAAGACGGCGTTATGAGCAGTCAGCTCAACATCAACTTTCAGATGGCCTAGACCGCTGAAATGTTACTAAATCCGGTCAGAGCAACAGCCGTTGCCTATCTCGTTCCCAAGCTTGCGCTAGATCGTTTTTTAGATCAGGGAACGATTGACCGGTCCTACAACGGCCAACCAGAAATAGACGCAAGTGTTGTCCCTTGGTTCAAACCGTTCGCGGGAACCTTGGACAATCCTATCGTTGAAAAACTGGGGCTGCATTACAGCGCCGAAGGCTACAACGATGAATATATCGAGGCCTACAATCAGGTTTGGAACTTCATTGCTATATAGCGTTCCCCAGCTTTAACGCTTCGGGGTATCTTGGAAACAACGATTGCTCCGGCGTTCTGGGAACATAACCAGATGAAGCACGTCAAACCTACCTTCGATGATGCCATGCTGGAAGGCGTGGTCCCTATCGACTTCGTCGGCGGTTTTAATCAACTGCCAATCAATCGAGTCGACGGAAGCCCCGGCGTTGTGTACCATCGAGCAGATAACGATAACGTTGTCGGCTCCGGCACAAACCAATTCAACGCCGATGGCACTCTCGGAACCTCAACCGGCAATCCAACTAATTTCGATCCTATGGGTTCGATCGTTGCAGAGCTGCAAGCTGACAGCGTCCAGCTCACGCTTGCTAACATCTCTCTGGCACGGCAAACCGCCGCATGGGCGAGAATGCGCACAGAATTCCA